CCGCGTTCTTACTGCGTGGAAGGCTTGAAGGAGGGAGAAGTTTCTCCTAAAGGCACGTTCCACTAACCAGCAAGATAGGCGATCAGAGGCAGAAGACAAATCAATTGTTGCTGCATGATCGTCCAGGGAAGCTTGAAGTGCAGCCCTGCCCGATTTCTCCTGCGAAGCAAAAGAAATCGAGTTCCGGAGCACAGTACAGGAAAGCCTCTTAACGAGGAATTCCTTAACTGCTTGCTGACACCATTGATGTGAAGTTGGCTCAGAACAAATAAGTCTGGGCCCTTTCATCGTCTTTGGTACGGCAATGAGCTTGGATGCAGGCTCATGTAGATTTAACTCTACATAAGAGTCATCACCCTGCTGCAAATTGTCTAACCAAAATCCTTCATTCGCAAAAGCGAACTCGGATTGAGGGAAGACAGCTTCTAGCTTATTCGGCCAGTGAGGAAACTGAAACTTGTTCAGATATCTTCGCTGGTCGGAGACTGCACCGGGTCCGTGCTTCGATCTCCACTCGGAGGGGTTAAAGCCCCCGAGCTGTGCGGCGACAAGGTCAAACGTTCGTTGGACGGAGTCGACGTACTGGGGAAGGACAGTAGATTCGGGCGGCCCAAATAAATCAGGCTCCCGAATATGATCAGGTATAGTACCGTCAGAAATCCCGACAGTACCATAAATGATACTACTGAAATCGTCAGCATCCCACGAGTGGGTTGCACGGCGGATCTCCTTCTCGATGTCAAAGAACTCCTTGACCGCATCAAAGATGCGCTCAGGTTCACAGGTTGCTTTGTATTTCTTGGCAAAATAGAAAATTTGCCGCAAGTACTTGACAGCCTGTATATCGACATCAGATCGAATCAAACCGGAATCATCAAAGACGCGAAGATACATCTCCCGGAATAGTCTGGGAATTGTACTCTTCTTGCAATAAGACCTCGAAAGAGGTAGATTGCTAGAAGTTAGGCGTCCTCGCGATAAGCACAAATCAAAGTGTTTACCGAGAGCAGGAAGATCCAAGGTAAAAACCTTAGGTCCCCTGTTGATGACCAAAGAGGCGAGCCGTGACAAGTCACGACCTACCTCCAAGCGGTCAGTCGGGTAATGTTCGAGCCAGTCCGTAAGGATTGACTCGCACAGGATCTGCAAGAAAGACTCGTAGCTGTTCGTCATTTCACTCTCCAGATAAGAGGGTTAATGATCTACGGCTAGAAACACTCAATAACCTCAAAACCTGAAAGTCTATCAGGTATCAAGGGGTTACCGCTGGAAGAGTGAACCTAGGATTCGAAACCTAGGACCTTCCCAAGAATCGTCGAAGTGGCATAAAAGGTCATAGCTTGACCAATCTTAACGACTTCGGTCATGTCATCATTGGGATCACA